GAAGGCGCTGAAGTTGAATTGGATAACAACGAGCAAGCAAAATCCGTTGCAGAAGAAAAAAAAAGAAGAAGCTATTAATTTTGCTCATTCTATTAAAAGAGAAAAAGATCAGATTGAATCAAAATTATCTAAAACAGATCAAAGATATGTTTCAGAATTTGAAACTAGAATTAAATCTAGTTTAGAAAATGCAAAAATAGCACTTAAATCAGCTATCAATTCTGGAGATGTAGATAGTCAAGTTTCTGCTCAACAACAAATTGCAGAACTTACTATGGAAGCAGTAAGATTAAATAATCTTAAATCATATCAATTAGATAATATAGAAAGACAAAAAGAAGTTAAAATAACACCACAACAAACTATCCAAACACCTCAAACTGATCCAAAAGCTGAAGACTGGGCTTCTAAAAACAGTTGGTTTGGTAATGATTCTGCTATGACTTATACCGCATTTGATATGCATAAAAAGCTTGTAGAAGAAGAAGGAATGGATCCTAGAAGTGGTGAATACTATGCAGAAATTGATAAAAGAATAAGACTTGAATTTCCGCATAAATTTGCTACAAAGGAAACTATAACTACAGAAAGTACAAATAAACCTGTACAAAATGTAGCATCGGCGAAACGTCCAAGCCAAACAGGACGCAAAAGAACAGTGAAACTCACACCTTCACAAGTAGCAATTGCTAAAAGATTAGGTGTGCCACTTGAAGAATATGCGAAACATTTAACCGCGAAGGAGATATAAGGCATATGGAAAAAGATAAAAACATTAAGACTTCACGCGCGAGCGAAACTAGGTCGAAAACAAGTAGACCACAAGTTTGGACTCCACCATCATCTTTAGATGCACCACCTGCGCCGCAAGGTTTTAGACACAGATGGATAAGAGCTGAATCATTAGGCTTTGATGACACTAAAAATGTCGCAGGCAGATTGAGATCAGGATACGAATTAGTGAGAGCTGATGAATATCCCGAATCAGATTATCCACAAGTCAAAGACGGCAAACACGCAGGAGTGATCGGAGTTGGCGGCCTATTGCTGGCTAGGGTACCTGAAGAGATCGCAAAATCTCGCGAAGATTACTTTGCAAAAAGAACTCAAGAACGAGAAGAAGCAGTTGCAAACGATCCTATGAAGGAACAGCATCCAAGTATGCCAATCAGTAATGAAAGGCAGACTCGTGTAACTTTTGGTGGCTCAAAGAAAAACTAATTATTTAGTAATTCCTAACCAACAAAGTTTTAAAAAAACTAATAAGGAGAAAATAACATGGCTAACACAACGGCAGCCTTTGGTCTACGACCACTAGGCAAGGTTGATGGTAACCCAGCACCAGGCGGACAATCACCGTACAGAATATTTGATAACGCATCAACATCTGTATATCAAGGTGACCTTGTAGGTCTTGGTACTTCGGGTACTGTCGTACCAGTTACATCTTCTGCAACTACTACAATACTAGGTGTATTTAATGGTTGTTTGATAGATGTTAGTCCAACTACAGGTAAACCAACTTGGAAAAACTTCTACGTACAAACTGATGTGACTCAAGGTCTAATCAACGCGTATGTAATTGATGATCCAAATCAACTGTATTTGGTAAAATCAACAGGGACAGCAGCAGGTAATTCTGCTCTTGCAACATCTTATGGTATATTGCATGCAGCTGGTAGTTCTGTAACAGGAATATCAGGTGTATACTTAAACATGGGATCTTCAACGACAGGTCAACTGCGTCCTATTTCAGTATCACCTTTCATCGGAAACGAAGAAGGTAATACTAATGAAGACTTTGTTGTAAAAATCAAAGCATCTTCATTAATTCTATAAGGAGAATATAAACTATGGCTATCTCAAGATCACAACTAGTTAAAGAACTAGAACCAGGTTTAAACGCTCTGTTTGGACTGGAATATAAAAGATATGAAAACGAGCATGAACAAATATTTGATAAAGAAACTTCTGATCGAGCATTCGAAGAAGAAGTAATGTTATCAGGTTTTGGTAATGCTGCGGTAAAAGCGGAAGGTTCTGGAGTGTCTTATGACCAAGCTCAAGAAACTTTCACTGCAAGGTATACGCATAATACTATTGCTTTAGCGTTTGCAATCACTGAAGAAGCGATTGAAGACAACTTGTATGATAGACTTGCATCTAGATATACAAAAGCTTTAGCAAGATCTATGGCGAATACTAAACAAGTATATGCTGCCAACGTATTAAACAACGCGTTTAATACAAATTATCTAGGTGGTGATGGAGTGGCGTTATGTTCAACGTCTCATCCAACATTGGCTGGTACTTTTAGCAATACATTAGCTACAGCTGCTGACTTAAACGAAACTTCATTAGAACAAGCATTGATTGATATCGCTGCTTTCACTGATGAAAGAGGTTTAAAAATTGCTGCTCAAGGATTAAAATTAATTATTCCTTCTGCATTACAATTCACAGCTGACAGATTAATGAAATCTGCTGGAAGAGTTGGAACATCAGATAATGATATCAATGCAATCAAAGACATGGGAATGGTTCCTCA